CTAGAACTATCGTTCATACACTTATCGTAGAAACTTAAGAAGAAAATTTTGAAAACTTCAAATAGTCTGTCATTCTTGTAGAGGACATGTTTTTCCCTATGGAAAGACTGTGGAACTCGGCTTATACTCTCGTCCACGCAGAGAGTCGGCGTGTTGTTTTACACGTAGAAAGTCTCCAGCTCAAAGCTGGGATTAACCGTGTATGTGTACATTGGTGGAACGCCAGTCCAAAAATGCACAGTGAAATCTTCACCTGCCGCCGAATGCAACCCGAAAGTCGGCATGCAACTCCAGTAGTCGTCCGGAGACTTCTTGTTGAAAGTTGTATACGTACCTTGAATTGTCGGGAAGATTTGCTGATTTGTACGAAGTGACTGTGTGTCGCCCAAAGACACATGGAATCGCTCCTTGTTGTAGTACGGGGACTCAATCTGAGGAGTTATTCCTTTCTCTGTCACAAACAATTGAGCACCGCGTGCGCCCATTTGCTTCTTTTGATCGTACTCATCAATGTCACTAACAACGCGCTGTGCGGCTCGCGCTCCCGTGTAGTACGTCGTTTGCCAATCCGTGCCGGCTGCTGAAACGTCCATTCCGTTCGTCAAAACGTCAACGAAAGGACCTCGACCGAAAGTGTAGTTAGAAACCACACCGTCTTCGTTGTTCCAGTTTTCGATCATCCATCGACACGAGCCCTTACGAGCGTGAAAACACGCCGAAATGTACGTGACCGGAGTGACGTTGACGGCGTTGATCTTCGCACTAACAGGTACCGATGCTGCCGTCGTCTGCATCGAACCAGTGCTCGTGTACCCCATGGTTTGCGGGTAATGCGGTAACCGTAGAGTGAACGACTTGACATTCTGATTCGCGGGAACGTCCGACGAATTCGCCGAAAGAGTAGTATAGAAACTGTATCTTTTCAGCAAGGGACGGAGACTCGCAACCGTCTCACCAACGTACGCCAAATTCTTCGCAGGACCTTTGCCACCTTCAAAGAAGATAACGTCGACCACTTCTTCGTCAATCGTGTAGTCGGCATCGGCTTGCGGCTCCAATGGTGTGTACGCCAAGTAATCAGCACCAGGAACGGCGAACTCAAAGTCAGCGCCGCCACTGATGGAGACGATCAGACAAACTTGCGAAGGACTCACCGGTGCAACGATCTCATTGATGACTCGACATTCAAGACGACCGTTGTACTCGTTTGTGCGCAAGAATCCGCCCAATGCGCAGAACGGAATTTTGAACTTGTACGAACGCGCCCCACTCAGATCAATGATCTGCGAGTAAAGCGCATTGTAGTCTGCTCCCGGTGTGCCGGTATCCTCGGGGAACCACGCGATACGCAATCGCCCTCTGTGGTACGCGGACGCCACGACCGTAATGTCAACCTCTATGGTCCCTGTCCAAAAGTCGAACATCTTGGAGATGTAACCCATGGGCGTGAGATCATGGCGGAATCCACCCGTCACAGCCGTCGTGCTCGCTCCCATGTTGGGTCCGATCGCATGGTCGAACACTATCGTGCCGCTCGCATCAGCGTCGGAAATCGTGTGTGTGTGCACAATGCACGGCTTCTGCACAATATTTGCAACAGCGAGCTCATCGCCTGAGTCGCCCATTCCAATTATCTGCGGATCGATTGAGACCTCCTGCTTACTCGAGAGTGTGAGCTTGCTCGAGTTGTCAGCGGCATCAGTCACCGGCATGTTGCCGACCAACCGTTTCCTCATGTCGGTTGGGGCTCCGATCATCACTGGACGCGAGAAACCGAAAAGTGTCGCAATTCCCGCAACAGCACTTGCACCTATCTCCGTAGCGCGTGCGAAGCGACCGATCCAAGGAACGTCATTCAGTCGCGAGGCGATACCTGCGATCGCAGTCGCAGGTGCGGAGATGACACCAGAGTTTGGATTAGGATTGTACTCGTCCGATTGCGGGTTGAAAATGGCCATAGCCGCCGTCGTAGGCATAGCCAGTTCAACATCCGTAAACCATCCCATCACATTGATGTTCACCGGGGTGTTCGACACAGAGTTCGCCATGAACAGTGAGCACACCGTGTCAACATGAATGACACCGACCTGTGCACCACCGTCGTCGTTGAGGTCCATCCAGAGATCGGGTGATATGAATGGGCAGTCCATCTCGACAACATTCGACTTCATCGGATCAATGTACGAGCACGGCTGGGTACTGTGCTGGCGATAATCACCGATTGCGGAGTGAATGATTCCATTGCGAGGCTCGTAAGACACTAGCAACCTTCCTGCGTGAAACGGCGTACCGTTCGTCTGGAAAATCACGTGGAGCTTAGCGCGCATGAACTTGTATCCTTGCAGTTTGTTTCTGACGCGCGACTGGTTGAGGAGAAGCGCCCACGGGTCGAATTTGACGTTGATGTCTGCATTCCACACGAACTCCTGCAATAGCACTGGACGAGCGAGATACGACTCCAGGCCAGCGTCCACCGGAGCTGGGGAAAGCATGGATTCGATTGACGCGGAAGGCATGTCGAGAGTCGCGACCGGAGCGATCGTCTCGATTTTGGTGACTTCGGGTTGTCCGACTTCGGCCTGCATGGGTTCCGCCATGGATCGGGGAGGAGAGGCGTCCTCCGACGCGTGAATGGGTATAGCTCCATTCGTAGCTTCTGTAGATTTCGTATCAGTTTGGCCATCAGTTTTTTGAGTCCACGATTGATCGACCAGGATCAGCGGAGACTCCGAATTTCGTACAGACTGAGATTGAAGTGGCGGCGCACCGGAAAATCCGTTATCCGGTACTTGTGTAACCACACTTCTTTCAACCCCATGTTTTACTTCAGCCGGTGACACACCGGTAGAAGGCACTTGGCTTGGGTAGCTAGGAAGCCACCGATCCAACGTCTCCTGTCTGCTCGGGAAGACGAAGGTTGGGCCGTGAATACGCAACGCAGTGTCGCGGATATTCTGATCCAGTGCAAGAATTTCAGGAGTAGGCTCCCATTCCGCCAACATTTCCAGCGCCTCGGCTATGTTGGACTTCTCGACTTCAGTGGCGAGAACACTATCTGATCGCATTGCGCAATTGATCATTGCTGCTATCGTGTCTAGCACGATCGGGCAGTGAACAATGCCACCCCATTCTGCGAATCGTCGCTTGAGAAACGTCTGTTCATCCATCGTCTGAAAACGCGTAATCTCAGCTCCCTTCGTCGCCATCGTAACCTTCAAATTGTGCTTCGCCATAAAGTCCGCAAAGAAAATTAGATCGTACCAGTCGACATCCGTTCCGCTGTTGTTGTCGTCACCGTAGATCCACGCCGTGATGACATCGAAAAAATCAACACCGTCGGATCGAGGATCGGATTGGAATGCGATGATCATGTAAAGGAGGTTCGCAATGAAATTCCAATCCACAGTGATTGCATTACCGGAAGGATTCGACGCACGCACCAAGTACACGATCGATCTGAGAACGTAGAGCGGGTTCAACGAGCTCTTCGCGATGTTGTGTGCCAACACCATAATCGGCACCCCAAACAACGTCGCCGTAAGATCGTAAAATCGAGCGACAAGGCGGAGAAGGATGATCCACACAAACTTGTTGATAATAAAACACATTTTCTTATCGAACTTGCTGTGGTCGAAATGCAGCTGGTAACCTCGTCGAGCCAGCTGATCTCTGATCGCCTTCCAGTCGTCTGAACGGGCGTTCATTCCTACTGCATTCCCAAAAACCGTCGGGTGAAGATGCATCAGACTCAAAAGAGGCCAAAACAGTATCTTCAACGTCAGGTTATGGAAGAAAGGCAAATTTGCGAACGCTCTCACCTTATCGTTCTTCACCTTCGTGTCCTTCAACGTGAGATTGATCAGCGTTGCCGGTGGACGTCCTCTCGCCAGATTGAGTACGTAGCGTTTGTAGGCCGCCATACAAGATGGTGTCAACTTACGCTTGCCGGTCTGTTCGTCCTGAGGCATATACCTTTCTTTCGATCCGAAGCCCGGAAAGCCCATGCTCGTGCTGGCTTTCACTCCGTCAAAGAATGGTAGTCCGTCTATGCCGTTCAAAGCCGCGTCGATCGTCAAAGGGGTGAGCTTCGACGCCGACATGACTGAACAGTACTGCCTCTCCATCCACAAATAGAGAGTCTCTGCAGCAGGAGCGACTTCTGCTTCCGTGAACTTACCAACGTCGCACATCTGGTTCATTGCCTTCGTGAGATGACAATGATACG